TATTGCTCCAATGATAGAGGAAACATTATCTAAACCCACTTATTCTTGGTGAAAATACGAATGTAGCTTGCCATGGATTAGGCTTATTAACAACATTATCGTCCACCAGACCACGTACATTCCAGCCAAAATTAACATAAATGCAACGAGAAGTAGAAAATATGCGTTTGATATACACGAACTGAAACAAGTTATTGGCATGAACAATACACCATCCTTCTTTAGCGTTATCATTATCCTTGATTGTTTTATCGCCGTTTACCAAAGTTGTATATGGTGCAGTTAGATATTGTATTGCAAAACTATACGCTGGATTGCGCCAAAGCCATTTTACCTTACTCCAATAACTAACCCCATTTATTACCTGGAATGTAGCGTCACCATCTAGGCTATTATCTGGTGTCATAAACCAGTTAAGCCACTTTGGTAGTCTTGGACCAACAGCCTCATAAGAGTGGTTGTCGCACCAACCTATTTGCTGGATGGCAAATAGCGGCAAAACTGGCGCTAGGATGTATGCCAAAATTGTTAATACTAAACTGATTGGTACAAATAGCAAATAAATGATGTAGATCACTGATTTCCTTTTTTACGATTTGCTTGTGAAGATAATATTTGCAAATTCCAAGGAACATGTAAGCCACAAACCTTATTGCCCTGTAAAGGGATAATATGGTCTATTTCCTGTTTCCAGGGGAATATTTTTTCTAAATCTTTGGCCATTTGATATAATTCTTTTATATCAGTGTGTTGTTCATCGCTTAACCAAATTGGTGTTGCTTTTAACTTTGTCGCTCGGTATTTAGCTAGTAAAGCATTTTGATGGGCTTGGTTTGCTTTGCGCCACTTTTGTTTGGCTAAACGAACTTTTTCTCTGTTATTTTCAGTGTATTCTTTTAACCGCGTTGCTTCTTTTTCTTTATTCTTTTCAGAATATGCTTTTTTGCAAGCTGCATTTTTAGCGGGGTCTTTATACGGCATTATTTTTCCCCTTCCGGTTTAGGCTCAGCATCTTTTTTAAGCATTACCGCAGCACCATGAGCGCCAGCAATAATTCCAACAGCTTCGGCAAAATCTTTGAGTGCAGGAACATCATTATGCACCATCTCATAAGCCGCACCAAAAAGAACGGCCAGGAGCGAGATCATCCAAGACCAACGACCGATATCGTGTGTCTTACCGTCTGCCCCTGTTAGTAGGTCATTAAAAACCTTACTTACCTTCATTTGATATTGCGTATTTGATCCAATTTGTCTTCAATGCGATGAACCGCTTTAAGAACTTCTTCCCAGCGATCTGCAAAGTCAGACTTGTGCATGTAGTTTTCCGCTAAGTGTGCACGAAGACCCGTGACATCATTTTTGAGCTCTTGAACCGCAGTCCAGAGCTCTTTGCAGAACCAACCAATTGCAACACAGATCAGCGGAAGAACTGTGTTAATGAGGGTCTGTAGATCCATTTTATTTTGCTGTTTCTCTGGCCAATCGTTGTGCAGCTTGGTCAATTGCTAATTGGATGATTGGATTAGAATGTTTAGCTGGTGCTGGAGCAGTTTCTACAACTGGTGCTGGTGCTGCCTCAACTACAGGCGCTTCTGGTTCGTTTTTAAGTACTTCAATTTCAGCTTCGATAGATGCCAGAATGTCGTCTTTTAATGCCATGATGTTTCCTTATTTAGTTTGAGGAGGGTTAAGCACCGGTAATGGTGGGTTGTTTGGGTAAACTGGTTCTGGGAGCGGTGTGTCGGCCATTTGTTATCCTATTAAGGCTTTTACTTCATCAGCAGTTAAACCAAGTGCGGTTAATTTAGCTAGTGCGGAAGCCTTTGCATCTTTAGCGGCTTGTTCTGCTTGTGCTTCAGCGGCTTGTAGTTCTGTCAATTTTGCTTGTGCAGCAGCTAGGTCATATTGAACTACTTGCTCATTTTTATCATAAGCAATATCACCACTAATAGTAACAATAGCTGGATTTAAAGCATAAATTGCATCATGAATATTTGCCATATTAGCTTCCCGAGATTTCTAAAAGAATAATATAAGAAGATGCTTGACCATTTCCGTCACCATATTGTGCTGATACGGTTCCGCTAGAAGCTCTTACTTTCATTTGAGTTGTATATGTTGTTGCTGATGTAGTTGCTGGAGAATCTAAATATTGTAAAGATATATTTGACATTGTTTGCGAACTATTAGCCCATAAACAATATTCATAACCTGGAGAAACACCGCTAGAATTTCTAGCAATTTGACAAGCGATCACAAGACCATTGCTATTTACATACATTTGTTGCGAAGCAATTACCAATATTTTACTGTTAGTAGATTGGGGTGTAATTGTTGCAGATAATCCTGTATTTACATAGGTACTTCCGCTTGTAGAAGTTTGTGTGTTGGCTGTTCCAGTAACCACTTGCAATACTGTCTGCCCACTACCGTATAAAGATACTGACATAATATTTCCTTAAACAGGATTAGCGATTGCTACTAAATCAGCAGTTGTTTTGGCGGCAGCAATAGCAGCACGACCAGCAGTCAAAGCAGCAATAAAGTCAGCGTCAGCTACAGCATTAGCAATACCAGCCAATGTGTTTAATTGTCTAGCTTGGGCTACTTGTACCGCAGCAGCATTAAACTGTGCCAAACGGATAGCTTGTGCTTTAGTAAAGTTTACAGTTACTTTGCCGCCAGCCAATTCCCAAGCATCAAAGAATTGTGCGTCAGAGCCTTGTGGCAATACTGAGTCATCAACAATAATTGCACCTGCTGGGCAATCTTTTGTTAATACTTCGTTAATGTGAATTTCGCCAGTGGGTACAGTTACGGCTACGTTGCCATTTGCTGTTTCGTGAATAATTACTTGAGACATTATTTTTCCTTTAATTATCTAAATACTACACAATTCATTTGACCACTATACGCTGGGTCAGAATTTCCACCGCCGTTAGTTGCACAATAAATTGAAACGGATGATGTTGTTGGTGCGGCAGATTGGTAGTTTTGACCAGTAGTTTGCCCTGTTCCACCGCCGTTTCCACCAGTTACTAATGTTGCATAATTTGCACTTGATAATGAAGAAGTGAAATTAACAATATAAGAACCAGAGCCACTTCTAGTTACCGAAGATACATTATAAGAAGCATTTACACTTCCACTAGAACCAACAAAGTTAACCCAAGCCTTTGCACTGCCGTAAATGGCATTATCCATTGCTGTGCTATTACCAGCACCATCTTGTAAAGTATCTGCGACTATTGTTCCTGCCATGATTTATCCTTTAAGTACCTAATACAGCAACACACATTGTTAATAATCCAACCTGATTGTTAGCGTTGTCATATCCAACAACTTTTGCGGATGTAGTTGTTAATGAGTTATAAGACGCATTACCATAAATATTTAAGTTTCCTGTATTAGTGCTATCTCTTTGACCTAACCCAACAAGACAATAGTTTGCATCTGCAAAAGCTGTAGCCCAGTTAATTGTGTAAACACCAGTAGATACATAAGTGATTGAACTTACATTAAAAGAAGACCGTACAGTAGGAGAGCTTGTATTTCCAACAAAATTTACCCAAGCGGTTGAAATTCCCAAATAAGCATTATTAGTGCTAAATAAGCCTGTATCTGTATTAATTGTGTTTGCGACTAGTGTGCCAGCCATAATTTTTCCTTAAACGATTACCCAACGACTGCTCGTTGGTATTGTAACTGTAACGCCAGTAGCTACGGTGACTGGGCCTGCGCTCATACCATTATTACCGGCTGTCATTGTGTAATTTGAATTGATAGTTTGGCCATTTTCATACACTACACCCCCAGCAAAACCTCCAGTAAAACCAGATATGTTAGGTGCTGTAAGTGTGCCAGTAATTGAGGCATTAGTGGCCGTAACAGTTCCATTTACTAATAAGTTACCAAATCCTGGATCTGTTGATGTGCCAATTGCCACACCACCAGTACCAGTAACGCGCATACGCTCCACTGTACCGGTTTTAAATACTACTGGGGCGTTGACATCAGTACCAAAGACTAATAATGTGTTAGTTTGATCCCAATACCACTGGCCTTTTTCGGTTCCATTATTATACAACGAAATGGTTGTGAATTGTTGACCAGCATTATCTACTAATAGATTGTTCGAATTGCCGCCACGAATATACAATGGGGCAATACCACCAGCATACCCAATAGATACGTTACCGCTAGCGTCTTTATAAATTTGGCCAGAGCCAATGTTAATAACACCATTACCGCCAGTTAATGTTGTGCTGTAAGTAATGCTGGTTGCGTTTACATAACCGCCAGATAAGTTGGTTGCTGTGTAAGATGTTGCGCCAGAGTAGCCACTAAAGCCACTAAAACCAGAAATACCGGAACCAGAGTAACCGGAAGTGCCAGATGCGCCACTAAATCCAGATGCGCCATTAGTTCCGCTATAGCCGGAGATGCCGCTGTATCCGCTGTATCCTGAGTTACCAATCGGGCCGGTTGAACCGTTAAAGCCACTGTAGCCAGATAGGCCGCTATAGCCAGAGAAGCCGGAAAAACCCGATACACCAGATCCGCTATAACCAGAACGCCCAGAAATACCAGAATATCCAGAAATACCACTGTAACCCGAAAAGCTGCTGTAGCCAGAGTATCCACTGTAACCAGATAAGCCCAAACCACTGTATCCAGAATATCCAGAAATACCGGAACCACTATATCCACTAATGCCGCTAAATCCAGAAATACCACTATAACCAGATGTGCCACTGGCCCCGCTAATTCCACTATAACCACTAAAGCCAGATACGCCACTGTAACCAGATACACCAGAACCGCTATAACCACTAAAGCCACTAAAGCCACTAAAGCCGCTGTAGCCAGATGGACCGCCGCCACCGACAAAAGAGCTTACTGTACCAGATGTGCTAAGATAGTATAATCTACCATCGGCAGCATTTAGGGCAAGCTCACCACTAACCAGTTGCGCAGCAGTTGGCGCGTTACCTGGCGTAGTGCTGTGATATAACTGAATCGGTGTGTAGCCGGATTGGGCCATGTTTTATTCCTTTAAACGATCTATTATTTCTTTTGGTTTTACGAATCGCTCATTTAGGTGTTCGGTAGCCTCCCACCACATAAATTGGTTTTCTACTAAATGCGATCTATCTTTTAGTAGATTAATATTTTCTGGGTGTCCAAAGATCAATGGATCGGACGGCCCCCACAACACAATACCTTTTTTACCCTCATCCCACGCAAGATGTTGAAAAAAGCTATCTACTCCAATCCAAGTTCTGCACTCCCGAATCAATTTACGTAATTCTGGGATTGGTAAGTTAGTCCTAAAGTCTGGTACTAACTGTTTTTCTCCGGCAACACCAACCTGAATAATTGGTTCTTTGATCATTTCAATCAACGTTTCCCAATACGGGTAGTTCTTTGGGTTTTGTTTACCGGTTCGTAACTTTTGAGCATAGGGAGCTATAATAATCATAAGTACAGCTTCCTATACGCACCTTCTAAATTGCCCTTCCATTTCCACTGATCCATCTTTTTATAGACGTTCCAATGGTCAATGTCACCAAATAACTGTATTGCTTCGGCTATCGATCTGCCGGGAACCACCTCAGGGTAGCATGTAAAAACTTCAGGGCGATGTATTGAAGGCAGAACATGGTTAAATACAATATGGTCGCCGAGGCCGCAATTAAGTACCACAATGGTCTTATCACGATATTGCAAAATATTTCTGAAAATTTGCTCATCATGTTCATACATTTCTTTTCTTGTTTCGCTACGAATCCCGCCTTGGGGGTTCTTCATGTGCCAAGTTATTGCGTTTGGTACTACTAAAATCCTATAACCTTTTTGATGTAAGCCGTAAGTGAATAGTGTTTCTTCCCTGTGTGCGACGCGAGACAATCCCAAATTGTAATCAACAATACCAGCGCGGTAAAGAAAAGTACAATGTAAATGCTCAACTTGCTTTTCCTCGTATATCACACCCCATTGGATGTTTGGCTCATTATCAATATGGTCAACAAGGCCTGTTACAGCCCTTGTATCGGGCATATACGGTGGAGTTAATACCGACCCACCTACTGCACCAATATCATCGCCTACGTGGCTGTAAAGCGTTTCTAAAACGTTTGGTTCTGGGATTGCATCATCGTCAACGCGCCAAACCCATTCGTAACCCATAATGTTTGCGTCTTGGTGGATATAATGCTGGCCACGCTTAGTAGCAAACCTCCACTCCCATTCAATACCTTTGTGCTTTAACATCTCAAAAAAGTATTGATAAACCAACTCTTTGCGCATGTCTTGCGGCTCGTCATTATCATCAAAGATAACTAGCTTATCTACTGGCTTTGTTTGATTAATAATGGCGTTTAATACTAGCGGCAGTGTTGTAAAATACCGCCCCCGTGTTGCCACAGAGCATAGTACTTTACTCATTGTCCCACCTACAGATCATCAAATTG